TATCTTTTCTTCTCGTACAGTAAAAGGTCTATATTTTACTGGAGAATTAATAGATATCAATTTAATCTCAAAAGTAGGATGATCAATCGTAGGCAACTTCATTTTATATTCCTCTCATTATTTTGGGACATTTCCGGTAACTGGTATGTTTGTTACCTTTGCTGGTTGATTTGAAGTAGAAAGATTGGATATAGTCTGTCCAGATCCTGTTGTGGATGTGTAGTTGGTGTATATAAATGATGCCGGAATGAGAACCAAGCTATCATGAGACGCCCAGCTAAAGTTTACAGGACCAAATGATACTGGAAATGCATCTATAAAGGTATATTGACTTATAGTATTGCCGAGCGAATCAAAGTGTGATAAAGAAATATCTGATTTATATGAATCTTTATATTGCACCATCATAAGATTTCCGGAATCTTTTAGATTAAGCATACTATCCATCCAACTTTGAATTGCAGAAATTGTTGTGCCTTTGGCATCACAATAAAAAGTAACATCTAGAGGACTAAAATTCATTCCCATAACATATGGATTAGTGATACCTTGACCATATCTTCTTACAGATGCAACTTCTGCTTGCCTAGTTGGTAAAGATGCTGCAGTGCATAAGATTGATAATTGTTTAACATCATCTTTAATTGTGCTCGGTAGTGTGAAAGACATTTGGAAATGTGCTTCACGAGCCAACTCATTAGGAATAGCAGATAGGAACTCGTGTATATTAAAAGGCATGAATTATCCCCCAACCATCTTTTTTGAATCTTCCCAAACCTTTTCCGATGTCGCACCAACCCATTTTTGCAGTGGAAGCATTAGTGCTATGTCCCATTCAGATGCTGGAACCAAGATAAACTTGCTTTTAACATGGCTTGAAAGATAGTGTTTAAAGCATGGTTTAAATAAACCCAAATTAGAGGTGCTCTTTAATACTTGATATGATAGTTTAATTTTAGTTGTATCGTCATATCTTTGGTTATTTGTGATGGTGTATAATGCATCCATCAACTTTGCTCTTAATACAGGAGGTAAATAGTGGAGATTGATACCATAAAACCCTCCTGCTGCAGGGCCTACCATAAAGATAAGTGGAAATGCGTCCCAATATGGTAGTTTTTCTTTTGTTTTTGCATCATAAGAAAACATAAACATTCTTCCGGGATTGGCTGGACTTGCATTATTCGTGGTTATGGAATTTTGGAATAAGTTATCCCTTTGTATTCTATTGCCACGATAGTTCTGTGCCTTATCTCGAAACCATTTTCTGGCTTCTGCAGTTTTGTTAGGAATAATTCTCTGTTCAGCAGCACGAGTTAGTATCTTTGAGAATATATAATTCTGAGTAGTTGTAGAACCGGCAGTAATTGGAGTCTTTAATGCTTTAAAGATGTCTTCTTTTTTAGCAGGACTTCCATTAGGCTTGGCATAGCCGATACCTTGCTCAATAAACCCAAGTTTACGAAGATGTTCCTTTTCCTGAGCAGTAAGGTCGTATAGTTTTCTCGTATCTACCATTTAATTCCAAGCTCTTTCTCGGTAACAACTTTAAACTGCCACCCTCTTTCTTTACAGAATTTTTCAGCAGCATTCCACTTAGATGTATTTATCGCAAAAGTTTTTACTTCAGTGATATATCTTTTGGTATTCCTAGATCTTTTAGCTGGCGGTCTGGTTTGTATATCCGGTTTTATTTCAAGTACAAATTTTTCTCCGTGTATATTTTCTAAATACAGATCAGGATAGTAAATATGTGTACGATAATCTACTGGACTTAGATATGGCACACCGAATTCCTCTGAGGCCCACTTAATTATTCCGGGATCTTGGTCCATTCTATAAAACACGGATCTTTCCCAGCTAGATCTATAAAAAATTTTATTAACATTCCCTATGTATTTCTCTGGGTTTTTTGGAGTGAATATTCCTTGATGATACTTGCTCATAATAAATCCGTTATAAATAGAAGAATAACTATTTATAGAAATAGGGTGGGAAATGCCTACAGGTCAACCAGAAATAATCCGTAATCTTAGAGTAGGGGGAACGGGAAAATCCACTTCCTTTCCAAAGGACATTGGCAATTCTCCTAACTTCTTTTCTATTGCTTTAATGGATTATATTCCAGCAGTATCCATGACTGCCAACATGTATGGTGGAGGAGATTATTTTCACTTTCCTATGCCCATTAAAGGACTGGAAGATAATTTTTCTATCAAATATAAAGATACTGAACTCGGTGCAGTGGGTGCTGTGGTGTCTAGTTATGCTACAGGTGGTTTGGCTGGTATGGTTGGCACCGCAATTTCTGGCACCCTAATAAAAGATCTAAGAGATATGTTTAGCGCAGGTGCTGCTTCGCTTGGCGATAAGGCGGGGGCTAATCCACAACAATCAAGGGCTGCTGCCAGTCTTGCTAGTGGTAGAGTAGATAATCCAAACCTTGCCTTATTGTTTCAAGGAGTTCCTTTAAGAGAGCATGAATTTTCATGGAAGTTTATTCCAGAAAATGCTGGAGAATCTAATCAATTAATGTCGATTATAAGAAAACTAAAGTCCGGGGCATTACCATCTAGAGAAGTTAGTGGTAATTATGCTTTAACATATCCTAAGGTTGCATTTTGCTTTCTAAAAGGACCAACAAACGATTCTGTCCTTACATTCAACAAACAGGGTATGTTTATCACAGATATCCAAGTTAATTATCAGGGTGGAAGCCATGCTGCGTTTTTTCAAGGAACTAATAATCCAGTAGAGATTGAACTTAAAATAAAGTTTAGAGAAAGAGGCATTGTTACCAGTGAAGATATATCTACAGGAGCAAACTTCTGATGGCTATAAGTTATTTCTCTAACTTTCCAAGTACCAATTATTTTGGATTGAATATTCCTAATATTACTCTTAGGGTTGCATTTTATCAAAAACTGCAACAAAATTCTAGTATATTCTATCCATATACAGTCAAAGACGGTGAAAGAGCAGATGCAATCGCATATTGGTATTATGGTGATTCCGCATTTGATTGGTTGGTATATTTTTCAAATAATATTATTGATCCATATACTCAATGGCCAAAAACTTTAAATCAGTTTGATAATTTTATAACATTAAAGTATGGTTCGGTTGAACAGGCACAATCTGAAATTGTTTTTTATAGAAAAAATCCAACAACTTCATATGTCTCATATGATAATACAGATGTATCAAAGGTCCAAGGTCCCGGATATAGTTTGGTGTTGAGTAATACTGATATTCGTATTACACCAGAATCATATGCTGCAATTGATGATGAAATTGATTATTTCCCTGTATATGCATATGATTATGAAACAGAATTAAATGACGCAAAGAAAAACATAGTTCTTATAGACAGCACCCTAAAACATGATATATTATCTCAACTAAAGAGTTTAATGAATGGCTGAATCACAAACACAAGTTGGTCTACTCAAAAAAATGAGTGTGGTTTTGACTAATTTCGATGGAAGCAAAAAAATAGATATTTCGAGTATGGTTATTGCTATTAGCATAACTGAAGATATTTTTAAAAATACTCTTTATGGTTCTGTGGAAATAAAAGATGCAGTCAATATGATTGGTGGAATGCCTAATAGTCCCGGCGAAAACGGGTTTTTGGTATGTGGTCAAGAATTTATTGAAATTGATTATCAAGTTGATCTTAGGGGAGATCCAATTAGTCTTAGATTTGCTGTATATGCTATATCAAATATTGATAGCAAACCAAATAATACAGTCAAAGAATATACTTTGAGTTTTGCCAGCGAAGAGCATCTAATTGATGCGTCTACGGTTGTTATGAAGGCATATAGTCAGGCGCATAGCGATAATGTTACGTCATTACTAAATGATTATTTGTTCATCAACAAACCCGGAACTCCATTTAAGGGCAAGAGGGTTAAAAATCTAAATAAACTACAGACAACTAAAGGTCTACAAAAAGTAGTAATTCCTAGACTTTCTCCACTACAAGCGGCACAATTTTTAGCCAGAAGGTCCATTGCAGATCAGACATTTAATTCTGCCACATATTTGTTCTTTGAAAACTTCAAAGGATTTAACTTCTGTGATATTGAATTTTTAATTACTGCTGGATTAAATAAACTTGGTGGGGGAAAGACTTCATCTGATGCAGGATTTTCTGTTGGTTCAGATTTTCAATATTACTTTGAAAGTCCTCATGCAGTAGATCCATCTAAAAATACTGCTTTGAGAGAAGTTCAGACTGTAATGGCAATGAGCCATAAGAGTTATTTTGATACTGTAGAGAAACTCAAACGAGGAATGTTTGAATCTGATGTAATTGTATATGACTTTATTAATCAGAAAACGATTCCAACCAGATGGAGATTTGCTAATAACGCTGCAAATTCTGTCACTTTAGGAAATCTCTCTGGACACTCCTTTAATGAGAACACCCCAGACTTTATTAAAATTCTTACAGATACAGATGACAAAGACCAACGTTATAATAGAATGTTCCTTATTCCAAAGGATCTTTCTCAGACATCACAAGACAATTATTTAGATTTAATTTACCCATCTAGAGCATCATACTTCACTAGATTGGCTCAAAATATGTATACTCTCAGTGTATATGGCAATCCAATGATTAATGCTGGTGATGTAATATCATTAAATGTTCCTGCTGGTGAAGGCAATACGCAGAAGGTTTCTCCTAATGATGAAATATTAACTGGATATTATTTGGTTTGTACAATTAATCATCAACTGACACAGACAACATATACTGCTAAGATGGATGTATATAAAAATGCATTTGGCGCACAAAATCAAGCAACAGATGTGGCTAAAAACACACCAGAGAAGCCAGTAAATAATAATTCTCTAATTCAGCAATATAAATCTGATCTAAGTACACCGAATAGAAGCTTAACTGATGATGGCAATCCATCATCTGGTCAGAATACATCTGGTATAGCATCGTTCTTAAAGAAGATCATAGGAATATAATATGATAATGACTGAGTCAAATCCACATTTCTTTGGACTAGATAAATCTTTCTTCTTTTTTGGTAAAGTAGAGAGCAGAGATGATCCTCTTCAGCTAGGAAGAGTTCAGGTAAGAATATTTGGATTACATCCAGATGATACCAATTTGGTTGCCACACAAGATCTCCCATGGGCCTTTCCTATTATGCCAATCAACTCTGCTATGACCAGCGGAGTTGGACATGCTCCGGTTGGAGTTCTTCCCGGATCTATTGTGGTTGGATTTTTTGCTGATGGGATTGATAGACAGATTCCCATGTTCTTTGGAACCATGTCTGGAGGAACTGGCCACTTTGGTGCTGGTGGTGATGGGGCTACTGGTCAGCCAGATATGACAAGTGTACCTCCTCCTGCAAATATTCCAGTATCTGGATCTGTTGTGCAGAAAGGAACTGCCGCATCTAAGATACTTCTATCAAGATTTGGTTCTTCAATGAAACCACATATGGCTGCTGCTATTACAGGCAATTTAGCTCATGAATCCGGCCTTAGAGCCATTAGAGAGGGAAGTTCAAATGATACTACCCCTTGGCCAAGAGGAACTTCTCGTAAGGGGTATGGTTGGGCACAATGGACAGACACCGCACCAAACAAAGGTAATTATACTTTGTTTCTAAATTATTGTGATCAATATAAACTAGATCCATCATCATATCAAGCGCAATCTGGATTTCTTGCTCAATGGTTAGCACAAGATAGACAGATGCAATCTTATATGAAAAATCTAACTTCTGGAAATAAGATTACTGTTAATCAGAAATATCATGGCAATCCATATTGCTGGAACGGGACATATGATTGTGCTACAGTTGAGGGCGCTACTGCATATTGGATGGCAGTAGCAGAGAGACCCGCCAAGAGTGGTGGTAGAGATCATTTGGATGCTAGAGTATCTTATGCAAAACAGATATTAAACGGTCTCCAGAGCGGTAGCAATGGTACTGGTGGTCCAATTGTAGCACAACAGAAACCACAAACTGGCACAAAAGCACCACCGAAATAAAGGATATATTATGTCTGATGATCAGGATATTTTTAGTAAAGCATATAGTGGAACCATTGCAACTTCGACCTATAATGGAAATGATCCAACAACTACAGGTGTAGGTATTGCTACACCGCCCGCAAATACTCTTCCATATTCCACATCTACAGAGCCTTTAGTTGGAAACAGCAACATTGTTCCTTTGACTAGTTCAACTATTCAATCTCCAAAAAATGTGGTAAAGACCTTTAGATCGATTACTTTAATATATGGTGCAGATAGCGGTGGATTTAGTGCAATAGTTTCTCATCCGACATCTGGATTTATTGTATATGAAACAGATGTATCTGGAACGAATGTAGATTTTCCTGCGGCCAAGCTAAATTTACTAACTGGTCTTTCAGATTTCATATCCTCACCAAACACTGCATTATTAATTGCTAATGGTGATATTAGTTCGGACGATTTAATATCTCTGGCCGAAGTGATTGCTGATGTCACCATTAATTTTATCTCTGACACTTTAGTTTTTCAGAATTACTTCAACCAATTAAATGCAACCAATCAGGTGGTTGATGTGGCATTTGGAAGTAGTAGTGATCCATTAGCAGCAATTTCCAGCTTTTTATCTGGAGCGGCCAGTGAAGTATCTGGTATTCTTGGGAGTGCAGTCAGTGATCTATTAGGAGGATCTTCTGGTTCTTCTAATACTTCTCCCCCGACATATTCAGATTTAATTCTTGGAATGGAGATGCCAAATACCAGCATTGTATCTTGCACAACATTTCCAAAGATTAATACTGTATTAAGTTTAGATACTGGAGGTGCTAATGCTTTTATTACGCCTATTCCATTGGCTAAAAATCCAGTAAATCCGAATCAACCGACTGTGGCCAATCCAGAGACCAGAGTTTCTAATCCAATTGCTGGTGAGCCACAGAAGGAAAGAAAATCTGAATATCCATATAATAAGGCACACAATACAGAGGGTGGCCATCTAATAGAGGTTGATGATACTCCGGGAAGCGAAAGATTACTTACTCAGCATAAGAGTGGTACATATCAGGAGATGCATCAGGACGGATCTCTTGTTCATAAGGTAGTAGGCGATAACTATACTATTGTAGCTCATGATAATATTGTTACCATTCAGGGTAAGTGTTCGGTAAGAATACTTGGAGATGCCACATTAAAGGTTGGTGGACATTTAGTAATAGATGCTGATGCTGGTATTAATATGATATCCAAGGGAGATTTTAGAGTAAAGGCCAGATCTATTTGTATGGATGCAGAGGCTGGTGATTTCTCTATGAATTCTGCTGGTAATATTGATATGATGGCCAAGGGCGACTTTAACAATAAGGCCACTAATATTAATCAGGAATCATCTGCGGTTACATC